CCTAACTTTAGATGGAGTTTTTATATTTTTATTTGCTTTATCGTTTGCCTTCTTTTCTTCCTTCTTTGCATCTACTAATTTATTATAATAGAAGTTTCTAAGGTAGGTTGGCATCTTATATACATCAAACTGAGTAAACCCATTACCATAGTAACACAACTCAAATATTTGATTGTGCAATAACGAACTATGATTCTTCCCCAGGCCAAAAAAAGTTAACACCTAATGTAATAGGCACCTCTTCCTCCTCCCCATCCGAATGTATATGGGTATAAACCATATCCATATCCGGTTGTATTTTTTTAACATAGTTTCTAAATGCTCTACTATCCCTAACTAACATATTAGATGCATATTTGTTAATGACACCCACTTCAGAGTTTCCATCAACTGATATAATCATATATTTTAATCGAGTAGTAATATCAAAGGATGAATCTTTATTAAACTTCTCCAATGCTGCAATATCTTTTTCAATTGCTTTTTCATCACCATGTGTTAGTAACTTGAATATTAATTTATTACTTTTAGTTGGTGTTGTAAACTCAAACTCATTTTTGTTATGAAATTGAGATGAATCAACTTCTTTAGTTTTTACCTTTGATAAATGTACAATAGCTTCAGTTTCTTCACCTAAATGTGTTGAATAAAAATTCATTGGATATTCAGGCCCATAACCTAATACTCTAGTTGCAAGTATAATTGCGTTTTTATCACCAATAGTAATATCATCAATATTTACATCATCTACAATAATAGATTCAAATAACTTATCTAACACAACACCCTTTTTAATAAGATTTTGTGAAGATAGGATATCCTCTTCCTTGGCAGTCATATACTTTAGTGTTACTTTTCCCGATGATAGTGGGTTATCCAATGGATAAACTTTACCTTCTGATGGTAAGTCTATTACTTCCGTTGGAAAATCGTATTGCTTTTCGCTCATAATTTAACCTTTATTAGTTGTATATATAAGTATATCGAAATGAAAAAGTTATAAAATAAAAAAGGTTCTCAATAAGAGAACCTTTTTAATATAGATAGTAGTGAATAATATCTTAAAATTCCAAGATAGCGTAATCGTATGCTAATGTTAATTCAATATCAGCAGGGTCATTGGAAGAGAAATCTAAATCATTGAAGTTTGCAGCTACAATAAATGCACCTTTCAACTTCCATTGTTCGATTTTATCTCCAACAGGCCCTAGCATATAAAAATCAATATCTTTTTTGTAGAAATCGGCATAACCTTTTCTACCAGTCAATGATTCGTATCCTAAACGTACCCATTCCATCACTTGTTGAGCACCAGAAGGAACGATTGGGTCATACATTGTTAATGTAATATCTTGCCATTCACCTTTACCTTGTAGTTTTCTATAAGTGTTGATGTGGTCTAATTTCACCTGCTCAAAGTTAATTGAAGGTCTACTTGTGGTCTTTATAAGGTATGATTGAATTCCATCAATCTCCATTATATACCTGTTCTTCATCTTCGGTTCGAAGTTGGTGAACATCATTTCGTTAAATTCTAATACTTCTGCCATTTTTTTATTTCCCTTTTATACTAATAAATATTAGTTATTCATTTTTTTGTTTTATGCTGAGAAAGATGCTCCAGTTGGTAAGATGTTGAAATCAATTACAATGAATTCAGCTGTCTTAGCAGGTTGTAAGAATATCTGTCCAGCAAGTATGTTTCTATCAACCACATCAGGTCCGTTGTTAGATTCATCCATAACTACTTTAAATGCGTACAATCCTTGTCTTTGTTGTATTCCTTCTAAATAAGGTTGTACAGTATTAATGAATCTACCTCTTGTCTGAGCCGTATTTTGTTCAAATACTAAGAATCGAGATGTAGAAGCAACAAACTTCTTAACGTTGATTAATAATCTTCTAACATTAATTCTATCAAGTGCTGATGCTTTATCTTGCAACGTTTTCTGTCCAAATGCTACAATACCTTGTCCAGGGAAAGAAGCGATTGGATTTACTTTGTTTTCATATAAAGTATCTCTTTCAGAGTGTGTTAATCTATTCAATACACTAACTGCTCCTATAATACCTCCTCTATTCAAACCAGCAGGTGCGAACCATTCAGCTGCAATAGCGTCATTTGCTGCATATACTGCGGGTAGTAATACTGAAGGTGGAACTGAGATTAGTTTATTTGTATTCGAATCTACTGTCTTAACCCAAGGGTAATAAGAACCTATATAGTTTGAATCAATTGCGTTAGCCTGAGTTGTTACCTGAGTTATCGTATCGTTTACTGATGTTAAATCAGCTATATAGAAACAATCTTGTCTAGCTTCAACCATATCCAATACATCAGTTACAACTGCTGGGTGTAATCTTCTTACAATACCAGGAGTTACTACCATATTGATATCATACTCATCAGCGTTTGAAATTGCGTTCACACTTTTAGCGTATGCTTTTGAACCAAACTTAGTTGAATCAGTTAAATCAAATCCTTGCGAATTTCCAGTTGAAATTGAAGAACCTAAAGCGATTTCTCTATTCGGGCTCATTCCATCAAATCCACCTTGGAAACCAACAGTGAATTGTCTCTTAATCATATCAGCAGAATTTGAACCAGTCATTTCTAATGTTAAACCAACTCCACTTATATTCCCATCAAATCCAAACACTACGTTAGAACCAACTCCTACACTTTCAGGTAGAGGGTTCATATAGTTAGCGTTATCTTCTTTTATACCAATTGATTCGAAATCGAATCCAGCATAATATTGTGGGTTACCAGCGGTGTTAGCTTCTGAACCTGTTTGGTAAACAGCTGCAGGAACGATAGTTTCAACAATTGCTTTAATTGGGTTAGAATAAGCTCCATGTCCAAATGGTGCAGCAGATACAGGGTATGAACCTTGCTCTCCAACTTCTACTCTAAGATACTTAGAGTTGTTTATCCAATCACCATTTTCGGTAATCTTTCCATTTGAATCAATTGTACTATATCTATCACCAATTACTCTAGCAATATAATTTGCTGAGCCTGGATCTAAGTTAACATTATTAAATGATTCTAATACTGATTTTCTTTTATCTGTATCTTCGTAAGAACGGATAGTTAATGAGAATACTGAATAATCAGTACCACCATCTTCACCAGCTGCCTTCACACCAGATATAGAAACTTTAAATCTTTTATTTTCACCATTACCATGTCCTAATGTATGGAAACGGAATAAATCATATCTTTCACCGGAGATTAATTGTGATTTTACATATGGCGTTACTGCCGTACTAGCATCGTAAGTAAAGTTTTGAGTTGGTAATACAACTGCTTGAATTACATTCTTATCAGTTATACCATCATATGCATTCTTAAAGTAAGAATATGAATATGCATCTTTCGAACCTCTTGGATTAGAACCGAATACATCAGTTACATCGTTATTATCAGTTGAGTCTAAAGAAGAAGATACTTCTCCAATTCCACTACCACTAACAACAAATGAACCAGTTGCTCCTCCATCTGATATAGTGAACCCATCAAATCCAACTTCTTCATCACCACCATGTGTTGAGTGAAGTGTTGAAATTAATTTAAGTCCAGCTGAACCAGTTACTGCAATACCAATAGGTGCTACTTGACTATAACCATCTACACCTGCTACTCTAACAATAGTTGCACTTCCTGCTTCCCTTAAATAGTTCTGCACTGCATACTCTGTATAGTAAGTACCATCCGGTGTACCAAATTTTTCTTCGAACTCCGATTGTGTTCGAACTACTGTGGGAACAAACGCTGGGCCTTTCTTAAAAGGTCCAATGAACGCTGCTCCAATTTCTCCAACCCCTTGTGCTAAGAACGAAAGGTCATTTTCTCTCGTAAATACTCCAGGTGATACAATTCTTTCTGCCATATTATCTCCGTTTATTAAATAAACAATTTAGTTATTACAAATATAAATATAACTAAAACGTTGAAACCATTAATTATTCGCCACCACCATCTACTGGTGTTGGTGTTACTGAACCTGTTG